TCGAGCAGGCCATCGGCCAGCACCTCGCAGGCATGGGTTCAACCCCGATTGCATGGCCGAATGACGACTTTACGCCGAGCGGCACATACATCGAGTTCCGCCATGTCCCCGGCGAGCGGTTCGATGATACGATTGACGCAAATGGCCCCATCCAAACTGGGATTGTCCTGCTGACCGTTGTGACGCGCTCAGGGGGCTTTGCGAACGAAGCGAACGCATTGGCGGCGCAGATTGCCGACAGGTTCCCGAAGGCTCTCAGATTGACCGCAGGGGCCGGTAAGCTGGTGTTCTACGCGCCCGCCTCTCCCGGCACTCCGTTTCAGGACGGAGCCTATTTCCGCAAGCCGGTGCGCATCTTCTACATAACGGAGTGACCATGAAAGTTCGGATGACGAACAAGTCCTTCCCGCTCGGGGAGGCTCACGTGCTGCCTGAAGATCAGGCGACTTGGGAAGCAGCCGGATGGGTTGCCGATCCCGCTCCCTCAGAAACCACTGACAAGGATACCAAGAAATGAGCCGTTCCCACATTGGCAAAACCTTCTGGGTTGCTCCCGCAGCCCCGGCAACTGAAAATGCAGCGGGCTTTGCGGCCCTGACCTGGACTAAGGTCAATGGGGTTCAGACCCTTCCCCAGATCGGCTTCTCGCATGCAAACATTGATGTGCCAGACCTTCAGACTGGCATCACGCGCGGCGTGAAAGGTGCCGGGACTGGGAACGATAGCACGACGACCTTCCGCATTGTGGCATCCGATCCCGGGCAGGCATCTGTCCGCACTTTGGCAAATGCTGGTGGGGTTGCGGCTATCGGATCGATCCGCATCACGCGGGGAACTGGCACTGACGGCGCGCCGGCAGCAGGCAACGAACTGCAATATGCGACAGGCTACTTCCACAGCTATGTCGAAGTGCAGGGGGACGACACTTCGTTCGAGGGGTTCAGCGTCAATTTCAAGCAGAACTCGCCCACTGTTGACGCGACGTTCCCGTAATGGACTTTGACCTTCTCGACCTCCGCGAGGCAGGGGGCAAGGAATACTGGGTGCAGTTGCGCTTGGGGGATCGTCTCCTGTTTGCCGACATGGCCAAGCAGGAGCGCCCCTGCCGCGTCAAGGTGGCCTCGATTGCCAATGCCGATGTGGAGGACGCGCTTAAAGCCGTCACCCGCGTCGGGCGGATGTATCGCGGGGTCGAGGCTGGGCTGGCTGATGCCAACCGTCAACAGCGCGCGGCCTTGGAAAAGCGCCTCGCCGAGGTGGAGCAGGAAAGCGAGCGGGCCTTGTCTGGGTTCCTCAATGTTGCTGTGCGCGATTGGGAAAACATTGAGCGAGGCGGCGAACCCCTGCCGTTCTCCAAGGATGCGCTCAAGGACATGGCGCAACCCAAGGCCCCGCTTTTCCGGCTTGCGGCCTCAATTGCCGAGGATGCCGCCAGCGCCCAAGACCCTTTCGCCGATCCCGTGCCCGCCTAGTTACATTCGCGGCGCAAGTTGGGTGGCTATTGGGCACCCCTGACGGGCAAGAGGAAAACCGCTCGTCTTTATTTGGGGAACATCTCCCCGAACTTCCGCCGACCGAACGTCTTGCTGAGATATGGCTGGAAATGGGGCGATCCAGCGATGGGATTAACGGCGCTACGCCCTTTTCATGGGCCGAATTGCAGGCGTTCGCTGCGATGAGCGGGCGCGATCTGCACCCCTGCGAGGCGTCCTGTCTCGTGGATATGTCCCGAGCCTATTGCATCGAACTTGCCGAGCGCAGTCCCTTGCGTAAAGCCCCTATGGAGCGCGATTTATGACCGACTTCGCGCGCCTCGTTCTTGATGCAGACACTCAGGGTCTCAAGACTGCCGAGCGCGATCTACAAAGCATTGCGGCCAAGGCGGGCAAGACTGCATCTGACATCGGATCTTCGATGCAGCGCATGGGCCTTGGCCTCACTGCGGGCGTAACGGCCCCGCTGGTTGTATTCGGCAAAACCGCATTTGATGCGGCTGTAGGTTCCCGCCAAGCCTTCGCACAGGTTGAAAGCGCCTTGGCCAGCATGGGCAACGCCAGCGGCAAGACTATAGGCGAATTGCAAAAGGCTGCGGGCGTTCTCCAAGACATTTCAACATTTGATGATGACGACATTCTGCAAAAGGTCACCGCCAACCTGCTTACCTTCGGCAAGGTTACTGGCGATGAGTTTGACCGTGCGCAATTGGCAGCGGTCAACCTGTCGGCACGCTTAGGCACTGACTTGCAGTCTGCCACCTTGCAGGTTGGCAAGGCGTTGAATGATCCTATCGCGGGACTGACTGGGCTTTCGCGCGCAGGCATTCAGTTCACAAGCGATCAAAAAGCCATGATCGAGGGAATGGTTGAGGCTGGCGATATTGCTGGCGCGCAGGGCATTATCCTCGGTGAATTGGAACGGCAGTTTGGCGGGGCAGCGGCGGCTGCGCGCGAGGCCACTCCTGGCTCCGACCAGATACAGGCATGGCGCACGCTTCAAGAGGTGGTGGGCGAGCGGCTTGTTGTCGCCTTCGAGAAGCTGGAGGAAATAACTGCCCCTGTAATCAATTCCTTCTTGGCGCTTGATGAGGACACGCAAACGGTCATTGTAGTGATCGGCGCGCTTGCTGCGGCTGTAGGGCCGCTTTTGATCGTCCTCGGTGCCATGGCGAGCGGGCTTGGTGCGCTTGTCACCATTGCGCCGACCGTGGCGGCTGCGTTTGGTATCGTCAAGGTTGCCGCGCTGGCGCTAATGGCCAACCCCGTAATCCTTGCCTTTGCGGTGGTGCTTGGCGGCATCTACTTGGCATGGCAGAACTGGGACAAGATCGAGCCGATCCTGCGCCGCCTTTACGAGGGCGCGAAAAAGTGGATCTTGAACGGCCTCGGCTACATTCTTGAGTATATCAAGAACCCGATTGGCGCTGTGACGAACGCCTTTAAGGCCATGTATGTCGCAGTTGTCGGTAACTCCTACGTGCCGGACATGGTGGACGGCATTTCACGCGAGTTTGACCGGCTTCAGGCGGTGATGGTTGACCCGGCGCGCAAGGCAGCGGCAGATGTTACCTCGGCCATGAAGTCGATGGCTGATGACGTTGCCGCAATGGGCGTCACTGGCCTTAGCATTGCTGACCGCGATGCGCGCCTTGCCGCTATAGGTGGCAGACCACTCGATGAAATCGAAGAACTGGAAAAAGCAGCAAACCGCTGGGCGAATGCGCAAAACGACCTAAAGACCAAGAGTCAAAGCACGGCTGTCACAATTGCCGAAAGCTTTGGCCAAATGGCAGACCGCACCTTGCAGGCGTTTGACCGGATGGTCGGCGCAATTCGCGGCGGTGGTTTCTTGGACATTCTCGGCAGCGTCATAAACCTCGGCCTTCAACTTGGCGGCATGGGCGCTTTCGGGAAGACAGTCCAAAACAACATTAATAAGCCCCTCCCCAGCGGAGACGGCGGCGGTTTCACCGGCATGGGCGCACGCTCTGGCGGGCTGGATGGCAAGGGCGGGTTTCTCGCCATGCTTCACCCGCGCGAGACGGTTATTGACCACACGCGCGGTCAGGGCATGGGCGGGCGGGTTCATGTCACGGTCGGCGTTGATCCCCGCAGCGGCAACCTGACAGCCTTTGTCAATGACCAGATCGCGGCGACCGCCCCGGCTATCGCGGGTGCAGGCGCGGCAATGGCTCAGGGCCAGATGGCAGCGCGGCAAGCAAGGCGGGTGCGATGATCGATCTGCCGACCTTCGCCGTCCCCGGCAGCTTTCAGGCCACGTTTAACGATGCGGGCTTTACGCAAACCGGGATACAGTCTGACGATTACATCCCGCGTAAAGGTGGGCGTTACACGGTCGCCTTCACCTTCGGCCCCTACACGCCGGAAAACGGGCGCGTGATGGTCGCGCGGCTGATCGCGGGCAAGCAGGGCGGTGTGCGGGTCAAGCTGCCTCTGTTGCATTCGCAGGGAACGCCGGGGACGCCGCTGCTCAATGGCGCGGTCACGACCGGGCGCACGATTGCAATCGACGGGCTGACCCCCGGCTATGTCATTCAAGAGGGCTTTTGGCTGTCGCTGGTCAAGTCGGGGCAGCATTTCCTGCATTCGGTCGGTGTGGGCGCAACGGCCAACGGCTCGGGTCAGGCTACCATCGAATTGAACGAGCTGCTGCGCGACAGCTTTGCCGATAACACCGTGGTCAATCTGGCTGAGCCGCAGGTTGAAGGCTTGCTGCCGGGGGACTGGTCTTGGAGCGTTGATGTCAACCGCGTGTTCCCGATTGAGTTTAGCCTGAAGGAAGTCCGATGAACGGGGCGACCTGGCTGCTGCGCCTCGATCTACCCAGCGGGACGGTTTACCTGAGCGACGGGGGCGTGACCGTGTACGGCGGAAACACGTACACCGCGGAACACGCCACGATTGGCAGCATCGCGCAGATCGGGGAAGTCTCCGAAGGCTTCGGGGCAGAATTGCCCGAGCAGGAAATCGTGTTTGTCCCGCCGAGCAACGCGGCGCTTGCGCCTTTGCAGGCCGGTGCGTTTGCGCGTTCGGCCATGCGGCTGTGGCTGGCAGAGTTTAACCCTTCGACGGGCGCGGTGGTCGGCACGCCTGATCTGCGGTTCGCGGGGCGGATGGATCGGGTGCGCCAGCAATTCGCCTTTCAGCAATTGCAAATTGTACTTTCCAACGTACCAGAAACCGAAGTCTTGCTGTTCAGCGATGACGGCAACGGGCTGTCGGCTGAGTTTCACAAGAGCCTCTATTCGGGGGAGACAGGCCACGATCAGGCGACCGGGCTGGTCAAGACCGTGACATGGGGCGTGGAAAGCGCGCGCGGCGGTGGCGGCTTCAATTTCGGCAACGGCGGTTTTGGCGGCGGCGGGTTCGACGCATTCACGCAAGAGTTTGCCCGATGAATGAGCTTCAGCGCCGGGTTGCCGCGACACAGGCCACGCAAAAGCGGTTCGCGGGCCGTGCGTTTGACTGGTCGAAGCAGGCGACATGCATTCACTTGCTGCGCTTTCATGCTGCGCAGATGGGTCACCAGTTGCCGATCGTGCCGCGCTTCCGCTCGGCTGTCGGCGCGATGAAATCACTTCGGGCGGAAGGTGTCGAGACATTGCCCGAACTGATGGATAAGCACTTTCCGCGCATTCCGGCAGCGCAAATGCTGACCGGCGATGTTGCGGCCTTTCCGGGTGATGAAGGCGGGTTCGATGCGCTGATGATCTACGGGCAGCTACGCGCGGTGATTGGTTGGCATGAGGATGCAGCCGAGTGCCAGATCGCGCGGCTGACCGATGAGGGCTATGCGCTTTGCACGGGGGCTTGGCGACTATGAGCAAGACCCTTCGCACCGTTGCCGTAATTGCAGGTTCTATCGCGCTTATCGCGACCGGCGTTGGCGCGGTGGCCGGTTCAGCCGGTATCGCTGGTGTGGCAAGCGCGGGCACAATCTCGACCATTGCAACGGCAGCATCGATCACCGCAGGCGTGGCTTCAGCCGCCTCGCAAATTCTGGCCCCCAAGCCAATCGCGCGCGGTTCGCCAGCACAAGTCGTAATCGACATCGAACCGCCGCGACCATACATCGTCGGGCAGGTAATGACGGGCGGCGTGATGCGCCACGATGTCGCCTATGGTGCTACGCTCAAGAAGGTGCCCAACCCCTTCCGCTGGCAGGTGCGCGTCCTGTCTGGCGTCGGGCCAATTCAGGGCATCGTGGGCGAGTATTTCGATTTCGCCCTTATCGACAACGGCTATTTCGGCGGGTTCTTCAACAGCGTCCAGAACCTCGGCACGCGCCCGCAGACAACCGCGCTGGTTCCGCCCTACGGTGCCGCGCCAGGATGGACGACATCTAGCCGCCTGTCGGGCTGCGCCCATGTCGGGCTGAATTTCAATTTTGACCGCGATGGCAAGGTGTTTGCCTCGGGCCTGCCGATCTACACAGCGCTCTGTGAAGGCGAAAGGGTCTATGACCCCCGGCAGGACAGCACCTATCCGGGCGGCTCCGGTGCCTGCCGTGCTGGTGTCGAAAGTACCTACGTCTACAACCGCAACCCCGCTTGTCATGCCGTGACCTACGCGCTCGGGCGGTTTCAGAACGGCGTCCGCGTGTTCGGCCTCGGCCAGCCTGTCGATACGCTCGACATGGCAGCAATCGTCGATTGGGCGAATGACTGCGATGCGAATGAGTGGACGGTCAACATGATCCTGACCGAAGGCGGCACGGGCGCGAACCTGCGCGAGCAGCGGGTGCGCAACCTTGACGACCTTTGTGCAGCAGGCGGC